GAGGGGAGCAATAAAAGACAAGTTAACAGGTACTAAAGACCAGGCATCGGAATTGCAGATAAAAAGCTTGAAGGCGGTACTCAAGAAGCTGAAAGAAGCCGACCCAGGTAAGGAAGAAATGATAGGTAAAATTGCAATTCAGACTAAGAGTTTTACCGACATATCGAAGTCTGACTGTGAAAAGTTAATACAGAAGATTACAGGACTATTAGGAGAAGTGGCATGACAGTAGGTGAGTTGAGAAATATATTAGCTAAATTAGATGAGAATGATGAATTATTGTTTAGAGTAAGCCTACCTATAAGTGATTGTGGTGAGATGCTGGATGCGTTATGTGAGTACAGTGGCATAGGTAAAGTTGGTGATTCAGTCACTATATATTTAGACGAAGTAGAGGGTTCATAATGGAATGGCTTGACTGTAATAGGGTGAAAATAAAACCACCCGAGAAATGTAAGAAAATAACAGGTACAAGATTTGCAACCATACTGGGGTTAAATCCCTGGAGCACTGCATTTGAAATGTGGTGTGCTATTACAAAGACCTATGAAGTGCCTTTTGAGGACACTGTATATACTATAGCTGGTAAGACAATCGAACCTAAGCAAGCTGAGTATATGGAAAAATCATATGGTATGGATATTATCAGACCGTCTGACGTGTGGGGAAAAGATTATTTCAGTAAAACATATGGTGACTTCTTCCCTAATCAAAAGCACCTGGGAGGAATGTGGGATTATCTACTGAAAGGCGAAGACGGAAAAGTAGAAGCTATATTAGAGATGAAAACCACAAAGCGTGTAGAAGATTGGGAAGATGATGTACCGGAATACTATGCGTTACAGGCAGCATTATACGCATATCTATATGGAGTAGACCAGGTGATAATGGTTGCGTCATTCCTTAGTGAAAATGATTATGACAATCCCGAAGAGTATGTTCCGAATGTAAGTAATACCGTAACTAAGGAGTTTAAAATATCGGAGAGATATCCAAACTTCGCAGATATGGTCGCACAGGTAGAGCAGTGGTGGGTTAACCATGTTGATACAGGTATTTCGCCTGTGTTTGATGAAACTAAAGATGCTGAAATATTAAAAGCTTTGAGGACAAACAGCGTATCCACGACCGATATACAGGATGTAATCAAGGAGGCTGAGGTATTAAAAGCTGAAATAGATGATGTTGAGAAGCAAATCTTCGATAAGGAGAAGAGATTGAAAGTACTCAACGATACTATCAAAGAGCACGCGTTATCTAAGTTCCGTGATGGTGATAAGAAAGTAGAAATTAAAGGTGGTACATATGTTTGGACTGTATCAAAGACTGAAAGTACAAGTATTGATAAGGACGCATTAACCGCAGATGGGCTACTGGATAAGTATACAAAGAAAACAGAGACATATCGAATGGTATGTAAATAAGGAGAATAATATGTTGAAGTCTACAGTAATTGATAAAGATTATTTTGACCAGGTGAGTGATGAAATAATGATTGAGAAGATGGGCGAAGATGGGATACCTTTTGAAGTCAAAATGGTAATAATGGTATCTATGGTTGAGTTTTCGAAAAAAATGAAAGATAAGTTATTTGGAAAGATGGAGGATAAATAAAATGGCAAGAATACCTATGACAAACGGATTTGTAATTATACCGGAAGGGGCACATATTTTCCGTATATATGATGCCCGATATGACGAGGATTTCGGGAAGATTGAAATTAAGATGGTTACTGCAAATGGTTCAACTATGATTGAGAGATACAACATATTAGACCAGAATGGCGAATACAACGAAAAGGCGTTGAATGCATTCTCATATTTTGCCAAGACAGCACTTAATGATTTTGATATAGAGGATATCGACCCGGCAGAACTGATAAATCATTATATCGGGGCAAATGTGGTACACGTTAAGGCTACGAGTACCAAAGACCCAACTAAGGGGGTTACATTTGTAAATCTGGGTGATAAGTGGTCAGTAGATGGATTTGATACGGAGCCTGTTGCTAAAGCTATGGAATTGGGTTCAGGTAGTACCAATCAGGATAGTCAAGGTGGTCAGGCGACTAAGGCTAAGGGAAATGAGTCAGGTGGTCTAGATATAGATGCTTTATTAGGATAAGGAGGGATTATGTCTGAGATAAATCACCCGGAACATTACGATATACCTGGTCGAAAAGAGTGTATTGATGAAATGCTTGAGAAGTTCGGAGTAGAGAAAGTAAGAGCCTTTTGTGAACTTAACGCATACAAGTATAGATATAGACATGAGTTAAAGAACGGTAATGAGGATTTGGATAAAGCCAAGTGGTACGACCGTACATTGCTGAAGCTTACTCAGAGCGATGAAAAGTATAGGCTTGCTGAATACTTCGGTGTTAAAACACAAATAAATCAGATGATAGAGGAAATGGCTGAACTTACACAGGCTTTCTGTAAGCAAAATAGAGGGAAGACATCTAACATTGTCGAGGAGATGGCGGATGTAAGTCTGGTACTTGAGCAGTTAATCTATCTACTGGGCTGCAGCAAAGAGATACAGGAGATAAAGAAAGAGAAGATTGAAAGGACAAAGAGGATATATGACATATAAGTTGAAGGCGAATGAGTCGGGTAAAGTAAAGTTCTTACTGAGAGCCGGCAAAGATTTGGTATCAAATACCATGGATGAAGCCGGGGCGAAGGGAATTGTGTATAATGGGGAGGTTACACTCTCCGATATCCCCGATTATCTGATATGTGTAGATAATAAATGGTATTTTGAGGGTGCAATCAATAATGAATTGGACTTTGAGGATAAAGAAGATAAAGAGGATAAAGTTGATGGCTAAATCGTATTTATCAGATTATATTCAACACTGCATGAGTTTCTATATCAGGTATCCCGACCCGATATTCAACACTAAAGTAGATGAATTAAACTGGAATGCATGTAACGATGCTTTATCCAGTATGTCAGACTACACAAAGGACTTGATACTTGAATTGTATAAGGATGCATCCAGGGATAATGTAATTAGATTAGCAGCAGAAAGTAATATGAGTGAGTCCGATATGTGGAAGTTACTTAGAGCTATCGAAAAGAGGATAGCAAGGGAGAGAGGACTTATTTAAAAAGGTGAGAGGGGTAAGCATATGTTTGAGAAAATCCCGGATGAACTTAAAGCATTACCACAATGGGTATGTATAAAACCAGATAGTAAGGTGCCTATAAATCCTAATACGGGATTCCAAGCATCTTCGACAAATAATACAACATGGTCTGATTTTAATACGGCGGTAAGTCGTATTGAGCAGGGCTATGTTAGCAATATAGGTTTTGTATTTAATAATAACAATATAATAGGTATTGATATTGATGCAGGATTTGACGATGGATTACTTAGTGATATTAGTTCGGACATTATTGGTAAGTGTGAAAGTTATACTGAAAAGTCAAGAAGTGGTAGAGGTCTTCACATTCTGGTTAAAGGTACATTACCGTTTAAGGGTAAGAATAATCTAAAAGGTGTGGAAATATATCAAGAAGCAAGATACTTTATCACTACAGGCGATACTTTCATATATGAGGATATCATTGAGAACCAACCGGCTATTGATTATATTCTTGACAAATACTTTGGTGGATATAGGGAGAGTAAAGACAAAGTTAAGGACTTCAAGCTGTATACGCCCATATGGGACAATCCTTATGCAAATGGGAGAATTAAGTTAAGACCTACTTACCCGAAGATACAAATTGGCGGTAGGAACATATGTTTAACTTCAGTAGCCGGGGCGATGCATAACATTGGGTACTCTAAAGCACAGATATATAAGGAGTTAGTACACGTCAATAAAGAGGCGTGTACCCCTCCACTTGAATTAAGGGAGATTAAATCAATATGCAATAGTATAGTGAGGTACAAAAGATGAAATTACGAATAAGAACATATGACAGTTTACCATGTAGAACATCTACATTTGTTGTAAACAATGTCTTAGCGGATGTTGAAGATTTTGGGGTTACAGATTGCGAAAGCGATGGTGACTATGGCTATATCTATAATGTATTCAAGCCATTTAGACATCCACCTAAACAGGTTTTAAAGAAATATAAGATTACTTTGGAGGAGTTCTTAGAGATTGGAGATGAACTTGAGAAGAAGTTAGATGTACATGATTGTGGGTGGTGCAAATAATGAATACTGAACTCTATGAGACACGCACAGGACGTGTGATTATAGATGCCGACCTATCACATAAAATGTATCAAATATATAATGCACATCCTGAATCGAATAATGAAAACAGTTCAGGCTATGAATGGTCTGAAATGGGAATGGCAAATCTCTTTGGTATGCTTTATGAAAAAGAAGCAAGATATTGTCCGGAGCATAAAAGCTGGTATACCTATCACGAGGGTGCATGGCGAAAGGATGAGGGAGCGATTCTGATATCGGAGAAGTTAAAAGACTTCGTTAGATTGATGATAATTTATTGTGGTGAGATTGTAGATTACGACATGAGAAAAGCATATTCAAGCTTCATAAACAAGCTTGGTGATAGACGAATGAGAGATAGGGTTCTCAAAGACGCTACAGGTGAGTTACATATATCAGCGGCAGAATTTGACTCTAATCCTTATTTGATAAATTGTCTTAACGGTACTTATGACTTAAGTGATTGTACATTTCGTGAGCACAGGTGGGAAGATTATATCACCATGCAAACCTCCTTTAAACATACTATGTCAAAAGATGTTAAGTGTGAAAGGTGGGAGAAGTTTATAGATGAGGTTACTGAAGGTAATACAGATAAAGCCGACTTCTTACAAAGAGCATTAGGGTACTCAATGTTAGGTATGAGCAATGAGGAATGTATGTTCATACTACACGGTAAGACCACAAGAAACGGTAAGTCAACCATGCTAAACACGATTGAGACCCTTCTAGGTGACTATGCTAAAGTCGCTCCTGTTGGGATGATATGTAGAGGTGACAGACAAAAAGATGTCGAAGCTGCATCCCCCACACTTGCAGGGCTAAAGGGTAAGAGATTTGTCACAATGGCTGAGAGTAATGAGTATGGTAAGTTGGATGAAGAGAAGATAAAACAGCTTACAGGTGGTGAGGAGATATCCGCTAGAGCCTTATATCAATCTGCTATTACCTATAAGCCACAGTTTACGCTTTGGTTATCCTGTAACGACCTACCGTTGGTCACAGACAAGTCTTTGTTCGCATCGGAGCGTATCAAGGTTGTAGAGTTTAACAGACACTTTGCACCAAACGAACAGGATATACATTTAAAAGATGAACTCTGTACACAGGAAAATATGAGTGGAATATTTATGTGGCTTGTCAGAGGGTATGTTCACTATAAGAAAAAGGGACTGAAAATGAGCAAAGGTCTCACGGAAGTTATATCAAAATATGAGAGAGATAACGACCTGGTATTACAGTTTTTGGAGATGAGATGCATTAGAGATGATAATGCCAATATCAAGGCTAAGGATTTATACAATGCATTTAAGATGTGGTCGAAGTCTGAAGGTAGTTTCATATTGTCTGCAAGGAAGTTTAATGCAGAGATGGAGCGACACCCCGAATGGTTTGATAAGAAGTCCACATCGTGTGGTTTCCCGATATACTGGGGTTTAAAGTTAAAGGAGGTAGTTTAATTGAGTCCGTTTGAATATGAATCTAATTTAAAAGATTTGTTCGATTTAAAGGATATGATGTCTGATATTAGAGATGATATATCAGGTACTGTGAGCGTAAAATTTAGAGCAAAATGTATTGAAATATGTATAAATATGCATTATTTTATAAATGTAACATTTGTGACATGAAGTAGTAGAAGTAGTAAAACTTTTGTTTTTGCGTATAATTTCTTCTGTATACTGTAGACGTCTACAGTATATAAGTAAGGTTTACCGCATTTTTTGATTTTCCACTACTTTTACTACTTCAAGTAATATTTGTTACAAATTGACAGAGAAAGGAATATTTGATGAGTAAGGATGAAAAGGATATGAAACAGGATGGAGAAGGTATTGAGGAAGATGTGGATATTAGTCCCATAACAGGTAAACCCATCCAGAAGAAGTTTGCACCTAAAAAGCGTAAGAAGAGCAGTAACTGGTTGTCCCCGGAAAACTACTTGCAGAACTTAAAGCCAGGTGATAATACGACTTTGATTGGGATTAATATAAAGCTAATAGGTTTACCGGATATAGACATGAATAACCCTACGGAGGTTGCTGATAGACTCTCAGAGTACTTTAGGTTGTATGCTGAGGCTGATGTCAAACCGACTGTAGCCGGGATGGCTATAGCACTTAATGGGATGTCTACTAACCAGCTTAGATGTATTGTGCATAATAGAGCATCTGGAGGTGATGGATATAAGCCCGCAATAACCCGCGAAGTCGCTTTGGTGGTCAAAAAAGCGTACTCAACTTTGGAGAATTTATGGGAATCTTACATGAACTCAGGTAAGATAAATCCGGTATCCGGAATCTTCCTGGGTAAGAACAATTACGGCTACCAGGACAAGACAGAACACGTTGTGACAGCCAATACGACCAACGAAAGCGACTTTTCGGTGGATGATATCAAGGCAAGGTACCTTGATGCGGAGGAGCGTAAACGACTTGCAAGTTCTGACACATAAGGCTGAGGCTTTGTAAAAACACCCTAAAACGAATTTAAGCGACTTTAGGGTACAAATATAGCACTGAACTAAAAAACGCCCAAACTTTGATAAAATATCAAGGCTAAGGCGTTTTATTTGTTGTCTGAAAGGTATGAGATATCATAAGACTGCTGAGAAGGTGTCTATTTTGCTCTGTATCGCATTTTAATAGCTTTATGGTATAAATATAGCACCAAAGCATTAAAACGCCGTACAAGCGATTTTAAGGGCGTTGTGAGGCATTTGGATATTTGCGACTTTCTATCGACTTTCTGGAGGACTGAAGATTTTACGACTTTGGTAGAACAGCTGTGCGACTTTGTGAGAGGAATTCAAACGACTTTCCAGCGACTTTTAAACGACTCTTTAGCGACTTTTCAGCGACTTTCGTTCGCTACCTTGGAAACTTTTTCGACTTTCAAAACGACTATCAAAATTTTAAACGACTTTCTGAAATGATTTTCTTTGCGACTTTCTATCGACTTTCCCGGGTGAAAATTTCATAGCAGTGAATAACTGAAAATTTAAAGAATTATCTGATAATATATAAATATACAAAATAATGCATAAATATACATATTGTGAAAAAATATACAAATAGACACTAACCCGGATCTAATAGAGTGCGGACATAAAAAGAAAGCCCACACGCTGCGGGCTCTCAATAAATGGCATTTGTTTTTTTGTCTACTAGTCTTATATCACAGTCCAGAGCGTCCGCGATACTCTCAATATTTAATCTATTGTTATATCAGTACTAACCCCGTGCGGATCTATAGCAATAATTTTATAGTTCATAGCGTTTAACATCTGTATAAATGCGGTTGTGTCAAGCTTAGACGCTTTTAGCTTGGAGCTTATAGCCGATTGCGTGGCATATCCTAGAGCTGCCGCAAGGTCGCTTTGAGTTGTGCCCGTTTTTTGCATTGCTTCTTTTATAAAATCATTAGGTAACATAATATAACCCCCTTTTTTAAAATTATTTGAATATTACTATATTACAATATTCTAAGTGTGTCAATGCCTGTATAGATATATTGAAATAATCGCATATAATAGGAAGAAAAAAATAATTTTAAAATTTTAATATTTGAGTATTGACATATTGCTATTTTAATATTATAATATGCACATAATCAAATAAAGGAATAACGCAATAAACAAATTGCAAAAATTGGAGGTATTAAAATGTATAGTAACAATGAAATCAAAATGAACAACGGTCAATTTAAAGATTACGATTATGAGATGGCTGTATACAATGATGTATTAAATTATGTAAAAGAAGAGATTGACCGTTCACAATTTGCAAGCTCCCAGGATTTGGCGGATTACTTAAAGCAAATATTGAGAGATTGCGACGACGTGACGGGACGCGGTAGTCATTCATATACCTGTAATAGTGAATTATCGAGGTTATGGGTATCTCAAAATTTTGAATTATTGGCTGAGGCTCTGGACAATGGCGGTTATAGCTTAAATGGTGTATTAGATACAATATACAGCGGTGCCGATGCTCTGGATGTAGCTATAAGATGTTATTTATTAGATGATGCTATAGATTTGGTATGTAGTGAAGATATAGAGGACGAAAGAAGGTAAATATATGTTAATAAAGGTTACAAAGAAATCATTAGAATTTTACGGTCGCAATATTGTATATGTAGGTGATGGGGTTTTGGATCATTTACTAGCGTATTATACACGTTTCGCATATAATGCGGGGATGTTTCATAATTGGGACGCTTTCAATATATACGGGGTTATAATCGTGGTAGGTGGTCGCAATTTACCGGGTCG